TGTTAAATTTGGAAAGTGCTACTTCAACTGCTATAACAGCAGAAAATACTGGTAATTCAGCCGTTGCTTTAAATTTAGATGCTAATAGGTCTGGAGCAGATCAAGGTCTAGGTAATATTAATTTTAAATGGAATGGAACTACTGTTGCTCAAATATCTGGGGCAAGTGGTGCTGATACAACTAATAAAGATGATGGTCAAATACAATTTTCTACCTCGTCTGGAGGTTCTAGCTCTGTTAATATGACGCTTGATAAAGATGGAAATTTAGGAGTTGGAATTGCTGCAGTAGCAAATAAATTACATTTACATGAGGGGGATTCTACTCAAAATTTTCTTCATATTACCAATACAACTACTGGAACAACACATGATGATGGTTTATTAGTTGGAATTGATGCATCTGAACAAGCAAATATATGGAATCGAGAAAATACTGCTACACTTTTTGCTACTAATAATACAGAGAGAATGAGAATTGCCAGTGATGGAAAGATTGGCATTGGAACAACGACAAGTGGTGCTTCTCTTGAAATTGCTGGAGATGGTGCTTCAGCAAATCTATTAAGATTAAGACATAGTGGGTCTGGAACTAATGGGGTATTAGATTTAAGTGCCACTTCTACTATAGCAACTATAAATGCAAATTATTCAAGTAGTGCAATACCATTAAGATTTTTAACAGGTGCAACAGAAAGAATGAGAATAGATGCCTCTGGAAAGGTAGAAATACCAGCCCCAGCAGTAGATTCTGTAAGTTTAGAAGTAGGTGGAGCTATTGAATCAAGTGCTGGATTATCTACTTATGGTGCTTCTGTAACAATAATTAATAAAAGAAACGAAGCAGATCAACATGGTTTAGTAGTAGGAGCTAAAAACTCATCTAGTTTTCCATTAATAGTTGGAAGGCATGATTCAACTTTTAATGATTTAGTTGTTAATGGTTCTGGAAATGTAGGAATTGGAACTAGCTCTCCAAAAAACCTTCTTCATGTTTCTGATGGTAGCACAACAGGAACTGTTGATGGAGCAACTGGGATTTTAATTACTCATTCTGCTAATGGTAGATTAATGTTTGAAGATTCTGGAGAGGGTGCAGATGATAAATTAATGATGCTTAACCACTATGATGAGTCATTAAAAATTCAATCTATTAATGATGCTCAAGATAGTTTTGAAAATTTTCACATAGCTACATTTCAAAGAGATGGAAAAGTTGGCTTTGGAACTCTTAATCCAGATTTTAATGTGTCTATAGAAGATAGTGGTGATACTATTATGAACATAGATAGTTATTCAGACACTATTACAAATGTTCCAGTTTTAAAATTTAGAAAAAGTCATAATGATACAACAGGAACAATCACTCAGACAACAGATACGCATTTATTAGGTTTTATTGGTTTTGAAGGAGTAAGCAGTAGTGCTGCATTTTCAAGAGGAGCAGCAATATTTGCAACTCAAAATGGGGCAAGTGGTTCTTCTACTGTTCCAGCAAAACTTACTTTTCAAGCTAATAGTAGTTCAGGTCAATCAACTGCTATGATATTAGATCACAATTCTCGCATTTCATTAAGTAATAATGATTTAGGTGCTAACAATACCATATTTGGGAAAAATGCAGGCAATAACGCTGTTTCTGGTTCAATAGAAAATGTTTTTATTGGAGAACTTTCTGCTGGTACTGGAACAAGAACAGCTACAGCAGATGGAAATGTTGGAGTAGGTCATAAGACTTTAGAAGATTTAACTTCTGGTCAATATAATATTGCGATTGGAAGACAGGCATCTCTTAACATAACAGAAGGAGATAAAAATATTGCTATAGGTGGTGGAACATTAGCAACTGCGACAACTCAAGACAAAATTATAGCAATAGGTCACGATTCTGGATATGCAATTAATTCTACTGATGCAAATGGTTCAGTATTAATAGGAGATAATACTGGTAGTGCTATTACCCATGCTGGTGGTTCAGTTTTGATAGGTCAAGATACTGGGTCAGCAATTACAACAGGAGATGTAAACACTTTAATAGGGCATAAGTCTGGTAAAAGCAGTAGTTATGGTATTACTACTGGTGGGGGTAATACTGCGTTAGGTGCATATACAATGGGAAACACAGCAAGTTCAGATATTACTGGTAGTTATAATACGGCAATTGGATATAATTCACTAGGTAACATTGAAGGTGCTGGTACAAATAATACTGCTTTAGGATATAATACTTTAGCTGGTTTAACTACTGGTGGATATAATATAGCTATCGGAAATCAAGCTGGTGATGGAGTGTCTACTGGAAGCTCAAATGTCTTAATTGGTAGTTTGGCTGGAGATGGAATTTCTGATGCTGGTCATATAATTGCTATTGGAGATAGTGCAGCAAGATTAGGTACTGTAACTACTGGAGCAAATGGAGCAGTTGCTGTTGGAAGTTATGCTTTAGGAGCATTGACATCTGGTGCTGGAAATACTGCAATTGGTTTTTCAAGTATGCAGAATGGTGGAACTATCAACACATCAACGGCAGTGGGTTATGCAACGTTACAAAATGGGGTAAGTGGAATGACAGGAAATACTGCTATTGGCTATGGGGTTTTAGATTCTGCCAATAATAGTAACGCAGATGATAATACTGGAGTAGGAAAAGATGCACTTGGTATTTTAAGTAGTGGAGCGCAAAATGTTGCCGTAGGAAAAGATGCTGGAAATGTAATTCAAGCTGGAAACAATAATGTTTGTATTGGTAAAGGTGCAAATCCTAGTGCTTCTGGTGGTGCAAATCAAATAGTATTGGGTAAGGATGCAACTGGAGTAGCAGACAATTCAGTAACTTTAGGAAGTGCAGATGTTACAGCAGTTTATATGGCATCAGATAGTGGTGCAATAGTTCACGCTACTGGATTACAAAATTCTGGATTCAAGGCATATAGGTTATCTGGTAGTAAATCAGTAAGTGCAGATACATTAACAGATATATTTACAGTAGGTCATTCGCACAATTACACAATTACTCTTTGGTGCATTAACAATAATACTAATCAAGGTCAATGGTTTGGTCAATCGCAAAGTGTTTATGGAGCGGCAACTGTTACTGAAACGTTAGAAAAAAGAAATGGCTCAATGAGTAACATTGGAGTAGCATATAACAATACTGGCTATAAACTACAAATAATTGTAGGTGGTGTAGATGCTACTGTTTATTACACTATTGATGGTTTAGGCAGTCAAGATTTAGTAGCATTATAAATATTAATAAATAGCTTAAATAAAACAATTGGAGAACTTAATGAATTGGTCAAAATATTTAGAAAAAAAAGGCAAAACAGCAGATTTTGTTAAGAAAGAAAAAGTAATAAGTAAAGCTAAAAAAGAAATTAAGGATAAAGATGGTGCAGTTATTCAAGTAGCAAAAGCAGAAGAAAAAAAATCATATATTGCTTATGTTTGTAAATGTTGGAACTCTGAAACTGGTGAAGCTATGGCAGATAGTGAAAGAGAATATTCATTAGTAGAGCTAGAAAATGAAAAGAAAAGATGGGATGATGAATGTGCTAGAGCTAAAGCACAATCAGATGGACTTGCTCTTGCAATAGAAGATTTTAAAAAACTTTAATTAACTAAAAAGGAGTCAATAGTGGCTAAAGATAAAAAAGAAAAGCCTGTATTAAAACTTGATGATAAAGAATATATGATCGAGGATATGACAGATGAACAAAAGGCAATGGTTAATCATATTAACGATTTGCAAAACAAACAAAACACAAATCAATTTATAGCTGACCAACTAGCTGTTGGTAAAAAAGCATTTATTGATATGTTAAAAGAATCATTAAACAAGGAAGAATCGCCTGAATAATGATTGTTAGAAGATGTGCCTATGACCACGATATAGTCATACATAAAAATACAAAACCTAATATGGTTAAAAGTATTCAACTAAGTGATGGTAGTATTACTACTATTACATATCCTAGTTCGTATGATTATTTTCTTGTTGTAGATGGAAATATTGTTCAAAAGTCAAACTCTTTTAAAACGATAGAAACTGCTTATGTAGATCAATGTGCTGAAAAACATTCTGATGGTCATGGGCATATCAATATTCAAAAACATAAATTAGTTAATAATAAAGTAGAAGATAGAAAATGAATAAAGACAACACCTCAACATCTTATGATATTGTAGTGTACTATACTTACAATGAAAAGAATAAAAAATAAATTTTGGATTTTAATGCAAAAATGTAGCATATATATTTTTAATATAAGCTACAAAAAGCTGAATCCTTTTACATGGGAGAAATAATGGATTTTATGGCTGTATATGGGGAAGCTGGGATGATTGGTGTGGTCGGAGCAATGTTCGTGTATCTTGTGGTGTCACTTTCAAACAAGTCAGCTAGACAGCAAGAGCAATTAGAAGATTTAAAGATTGAAAATAAAGGTCAAAGTGAAACACTAGAAAACATGGAAGGCATGATAATTAAACTAATTAACAGATGGAATCAATCAGATGACAAGTTAGATAGAAAATTTGATGCAATCACTAAAGAAGTTAATGACTTAGATTCTAACCTTTCTAGGGTGGAAGGATCGTTAAGTCGCATAAATGGGAGACATTAATGGATAGCTTAAAAGTAGCTACTGTTTCTTTTGCTAATTATGGTATTCACTTAGCAAACATAAATTTATTTTTACAATGTATAATAGCAATTATGACTATTATATACTTAACACATAAAATAACAAAAATAAGGAAATAATTATGAACTTTGGTAAAATTGTAGCAGACTACATTTTAGATGATGAAGTTAAATCTGATTTAATTGCATCAGTTAATAAATCCGTTAATGTACCCATGATAAATGAAAAAACAGAGGCTAAGATTTTAGAAGCTATTTGGGAATTATTTGAAATGGCTATCAAAAAAAAGTTGGGGTTGTAAATTATGAATGTAATCATAACCTTACTTACAGCCTCATGTTTGCATGGATCAATCCCAGACATGATTAAATATCCTGAAAGATACTCTGATGCCTCTTATTCTTTATATGGAGATGTTAAAAAGAAAAAAAAGAAAGGCAAAAAGATTGGAGGATCTAAGGGTAAAAAATCTAAAAAAGGATTTTTCTCTAAAATTTTTGGGAGTAAATAATGCCTACTAAGCGTGATCCTAGATTAAAAAGATTTGGATTAAGAGGTTATAATAAGCCAAAAAGAACTCCAAGTCATAAAACAAAATCTCACATGGTACTAGCTAAGGTAGGATCAAAAGTAAAATTAATACGCTTTGGACAGCAAGGGGCTAAAACTGCTGGTAAACCTAGAAAGGGAGAGTCAGCTAGAATGAAAGCAAAAAGAAAATCTTTTAAAGCTCGTCATAGAAAAAATATAGCTAGGGGAAAAATGTCAGCAGCGTATTGGGCAAATAAGGTAAAGTGGTAGCAATATGAAAGTAAAAGGAGTTAGTTTATCTGGTTTAAATAAAAGACAAATGACAGCTATGAGAAAACATTCCAAGCACCATACAGTAAAGCATATTAGAGCTATGGTAAAAGCAATGAAAAAAGGAAAAACTTTTACTCAATCGCATAATTCAGCTATGAGGAAAGTTGGAAAATGAAAAAAAAGCGTAAAAAATCAACAGTAAATAAAGCTGGTAATTATACAAAACCAGCTATGAGAAAAAGATTATTTTATAGAATAAAAGCTGGTAGCAAGGGGGGTCGAGCTGGACAATGGTCTGCAAGAAAAGCTCAGATGTTAGCTCGTGCATATAAAAAAGCTGGTGGAGGGTATAGATAATGCCTTTAAAAAAACCACAAAAAAGTTTAAAAAAGTGGACAGCGCAAAAATGGGGTTATCTTACAAAATCAGACAAGAAAAAACCTAGATCAAAAAGAGGAAGATATTTACCAGCTAGTGTTCGTAAAGGAATGACAGCATCGCAAAAGGCTTATGAAAATAGAAGAAAAAGAAAAGCTAGTAAAGCTGGTAAGCAGTTTGCAAAATATAGTAAATCAACAAGAAGAAAAATTAAGTCATGTTGAAATACTGAAAAAAGCATTTAGCACAAATGGACTACTTGCTTATAAAATAGAAAATTTAGTAAAAGATTTAGAGGAGTTAACAAACGATTATTTAGCAGACTTATCTGATGGTAGATTCAGTTTGCAGTTTGTTGTTTCCAATGATAAACTAAATGTAGAAATAGATGATAATGGTAAAACAGTAGATATACTTGCTCTAAGTGCGGGAGAGTTAGCACGAGTAAATACCTCTACTCTTTTAGCAATTAGAAAACTAATGAGTAGTATTTCTAAGTCAAGAATCAATGTACTATTTCTAGATGAAGTTACAAATGTCCTTGATGAGCAAGGAAAAGAAAGATTAGTAGAAACTCTACTTGGAGAAGAAAATTTGAATACTTATATAGTATCACACGGTTGGACACACCCACTATTGTCCAAAATAGAAGTTATAAAAGAAGATAAAATAAGCAGATTAGATGGTCAATCCTAGACAGAAAGGAGCAAGAGGCGAACAACAAGTAGTATCTATGTTG